GATTCAACTACTTCGGTTTTGAAAAACGAAAGTTTATCAACTGCTGGAATTCAACCTACTCTAGTAAGCGGAACGAATATCAAAACAGTTAACGGTAATAGTTTACTTGGTAGCGGTGATTTGGTTATAAGTGGCGGAGGTGGTATAACAGTAGGTACAACTGCGGTAACTTCGGGAACGGTTGGGAGAATATTCTTTCAAGGAACGGGAGATGTAGTTCAGCAATCATCTAGTTTATTTTGGGATAACACAAATTCAAGACTTGGAGTAGGAGCAACACCAGCTACGACTGTAAGACTTGACGTTAGAGCGCAAGGTGCTTTGTCAACTGATATAGCTTTGAGGGTTAGGAATAGTGCGAATACTGCTGATATTTTTAGTGTTAACGGAGACGGAACACAGAACTGGGCAGCATCCGAAAATAATGCATTTACATCAATTAAAGCTGGAGCTTTCAATATTATTCAATTTGGCAATGATGCTTTTGGGAATGTAGCAGTTGGTCATAATTCAGCTAATATGATTGTGCCAACAACGACTTACAATACTGTTTTAGGAGCAAATGCTAGTTCGGGCGCAAGTTCATCCTTTGCTATTGCTATTGGTTGGAATTCGATTGTAAATGGAACGGGTAATATTTGTATCGGTAGGGCTAAAACAGTCGGTAATTATTCTTTAAAAATTGGTTATGATGGAGGTGCTTCTAATTACGGAGGTACTAACTCAATCCATTTAGGCAAATCAACATCAGGGAATGATATACTTGCGGATAATGTGTTTATGACATATTTTGATTCTCAATCAGCTTCTACACTTACAAGAGCAAATGGTTCATTTGGTTTACTTGGTAAAGGTGCTTATATATTATCAAATGGGACTGGAATATATGGAACTGATATAATGCAGTAAACAGATCACCACCTTCTAACACTTTAAGCAAACGAGCTATAACCGCAAACTGAGTGTTTAAAACATCTTGCTCATTATCGTTACCTCTAAACTGTCCTAGCGCAGTATTGTCAATTGCATCCTTAGAAATATCTACTATATCCATAGCCATAACAGAAATGTTATATCTAAAAATATTACCCTCCATTGTAGCGTTATTTACTACAACATGAGATAGTGGAAAAATAGTTTGCTTCTTAAGGTCAACACGAAAAATATCACCATAGGTAATAGTGTTCACAAACTCATCTTGAGCTAACTGAACTCTTATTCTTTCCGTTACGTTGTAGAATCCTTGCATTATGGGTGTACCTCAATAATTAAACTAACCTGATCTAATATATCATTAGAAGCAACAAATGATGTTGTATAAGTTTCAACTCTTATTTTATCAACATCAACCCTCCATGCTCTAGCGAATCCGTTTTTACCTCCAGTATTCATAATAACATATGTTTTGTTATTAGTAAACTCACCAGTTAAAGTAAGTGTATAAATACCAACGCCAACATAAGCCCATGTAGGAGTTCCGCTCAATTGATTTATTCCTATTGTAGAAGTTGGTGCATTAGTACTTGTTTGAGTTACATTTGCTTTGTAAGTTTTAATTCCATTTCTAAGCTGTAAACCCGTTAACTTTCTACTGCCAAATATACCAGCACCTAAATCTTGAGAAACTTCAATTAAATCAGTAGCAGCTAAATTACCTGTTGAATGCGCTGTTAATTCACTTATTCTTACTTCCGCCATTTTCGTTTAATTTAGTTAGGAAAACCGTTAACTTAATAATGTTTTCTTCTTTTGGTTTATAGTTCTTTCTCATAGATACCATCCTGATAAGTTTACCTCTCTATCTGGGTTAACATCTCCGTTACTATTCGTGTTGTACTCAGGGAACAAATTATTGTTAAAACACATATAGTCAACAAATCGTTTAGTATAGTTTTCAGCAATACTACGTTCTTTCTCAACTAAAAAATCTACTTCCTCTTTAGATACCGATTCACTATTTTCTGAACCATGCTTATAAACTCCTTTGTTAGCGACTGTATAAGCTGCCCAAGGTAAATACTCAACCATAGCCCAATGTATCAGCATAGGCTTTACATACGTAACTAAAAGGTTATTATAGTCCGTTGGTATTGTGTAAATTGAAGCTATTGTAACTGCTCCATTTGTACCACCTAAAACAGTTGCAGTATCTCCAACTTTGTAATTCGTACCAGCTGTGTTTATTGTGGCGTTTGTAATTAACCCAGCAGCCGCTGTAATATTTAGTTTTAAACCTGCTCCCGTTGCGCTCGTTGTATTTATAGCTGTTCCCGTAGTATATCCAGTTCCTTGGTTACTTACTGTTATTGCAGTTGGTATTCCTGAATTTGCTAAAATAACTTCAGATTGTAATTTTTCAAACAAATCAGTACCTAAGTAGTTTTGAATGTGAATATCTTGAGAAATCTTAATATATTGCACAAATTTATCTACATCAACGTTACCGTTAAGTGATGTGCTTTTAGTTAAGTCTGCCTTAGTTATAAATAGAGCTTCTGCCATTATGCTACGTCTGAGGGTAAGTTAGTATTATTTGGGCTAAATCCTTTCAATGGCATATCATTTGGCTTCATTGCAACCTCTTTAGGGTTTCTAACTACATAACCAAACTTCTCAGCCTTGTTAGTAGATACCGTTGGAGCATTAGGGCTTTTTACATCAATAGATTTAGTTGCGCTTACATAAGTCTTGCGCACCCATTTATGACCACATCTTGGGCCACCTTTATATTTAAATATATCGTAAGTGTCTGTTCCAAATTCACCGAAGCCTTCGTTAACCACAGTTTCACTCATCATAGCAATATCTTCTTTTCGGTATAGCTTATTACGTTGCATCATTAGTTTGCAGAAATCTCTCTCAGGTGATTTGTTACCATCGTAAACGTAACGAACCTTAAAGAAGAATCCATTAACCTCTTTGTCTTGGTTTGACTTCTGGTTAGGTGAAGCAACACCAGAGTTAACAAATTCCCAAACCTTAGATAGTAAAGTTGGTTTAGGCTTTAATGATTCTTCCCATTCAGCAACTTGTAAATCAAGGTCATCGTCAGTATCATAGTCTACATCACGCTCATCTATTAACTCCCAATCTTTTAAATCTTCATCCTCACCAAAGCGTGACAAAACGTCACTAAGTTTATCATGTGAACTCATAGCAACTTCCTCAGACTTTTGCTCATCAGCTTCAATATCTTCAAACAAGTTCAATCTTCTAAAGAATAAATCTAAGCTAATATTATTGTAAGCTAACACCTCAGCAATAGCGTCTAGGTGAATATCTTGTTGTGGTCTAACAACTGTATTGTGAAAGTACTTAGCAGCCACCTCAATCTCATCTGCATTAGAACTGAATCCTTGGCCATCAGGAGAAATACCTACAAGCATTGGTGATGTAATACAATGGCCTACTAATATCTTATTTCTACATTCAGTTGATAAGTAGTTGTAGTGATCAGGAGCATCGTTTAATGGAATATCATCAACCGTTGTTTTCTGCTCTTGGTTATTGTTAAACGATACAATTACTTTCTGTCCTCTAGCACCAGTCAACTTACCTAGAACTTTTTTAGCTTGAATTTTCTGCTGTTCTTCAGTTGGTACACCATTATTAAAGTTTACTACCTTAGTACCACTAAATCCATTATCTACGTCATTAATCAAGTATTCCGATATACGTTCTTCAAGAATACAATAGTCCAAACATGGTTCGTAAGCAACAGCTGAGAAATATTTTCTACCTACTGACTGCGCACCGAATACAAGTAACTCAATCCCTTCGTTAGACGTTCCAAATGCTGGAATGCGCTTAGGTACAAATGCTTTAGTATCAGCCCAATTGTCAGAATAATAATAACCCGTAATGTTACCATCCTTATCGCACTTTTCAGGTCTAATAAGGTTGATAGGCATATATTTTACCTTAACAATTTTGTTGTGTGCTTTATTGTAAATCAATTGATATGCTCCTTGGCCTAAATGATACAAGTTGTCACCCGCAGCTCTTAAATCATCAGGTCTAAATAATGCTAACATCTGAGCAAAGTCATTAGGCCTTCTGTTAGCGTTCTTAGCATACAACCCACGCCCGTACATTAGACGTGTAATATTATTGATAATAGAACCGTTTGTTGTAGAGTTTCTTCTACGATCAATCAGCCATGTATAATAGTCATTCTCAGTACCGTATTCAACCCATTTATCTCTACCATCTTCAATGATTTCAGGTTGAGTATAAGATGATAATTGTAAAATATGTGTGTTATTATTCATAAACTATAAATTCATTATCGGTTGTGTTCTGAACATACTCACCGTTATTAATTGTGTATGTTGTAGCAGACTGATTAGTGCAAAATAT